CGGGAAAGATGAATTGAAGGTATATCAGAAAATTTATAATGATATACACTTCCATCACATCTAGTGACAATAACATCAGAACCTTTTGGAATATTTACATGAGGTCCAGTTGTCAAAATATCTTTTCTCTCTGCTTCACTATGACCAATAAAATCATCACTGTGAGAAGATGTATTGAAGCTAAGTCTGCAAGGTTCATCATCTACAATAGTTACCTTTTTTCTCCTTGTTACTTTAGTTTTTTCATCTTCATAAGTTTCAAGGCAAATTGCAGTTACCCTATCTTCAAATAAAATCGATAGACTTTTACCATAGGAATCATAATCAATTACCATTTTAAGCACCTGTACCTACTGCAAAAAACTTCAAGTCTAGTATCAAATAAATCATTTAACCTATTTTTATAACTTAGAATTTTAGAATCTCTTATTTCTTCATCACTTCTACTATCAAATTCAACTCTAGTATTCTCAATAGAAATTGATTTAGGGATTCTTTTACTTCCAACAATAGGTTCTTTAGAATTTTTTAAGTCATCAGTTTCTATTTTATTTAGAATTCCTTTAATAGCTATAAAATATTCAATAAACCTATTAGCATCTTCTGGGAAGTCTTCCCTGTAGCAAGCCCATCTTAAAATATCCAAGACCTCATCATGAATAAAATTAAAAAGCTGGGTATCAATTTCATTTCCACCCAACTCTTTAATAATATTATTTACATTATCAAGGCTAATCATTTTACTTTAGCAACAAAAACTTCATTGCAAGCTTCAAAAGATGGAATTGCCCTTGCAACAGATTTAGTAATTCTTGCTACTGGATCTATTCTTCTATAAATAACAGAAGTTATGAAGTCCTTATTTCTAACATCAATATTAGAAACTTGTGGAAGTTCAACTTCTTCAGCAGTTAAACCAAAATAAGTATTTCCTAACTTAGTTTCAGGCATAAGAATTACAGTATCTGCTTTAACTAGAGGAAGTAGGCTTCCATCTGCAAGTCTATATTTTTCATTGTAAACAGCAATTGTAGGTAAATCTCTTTGGCTTAAAAAGTCATTTAAGTTTTGCATACTTGGCACAATAGAAGAATTAACTCCAAAAATAGCCTTTCTTACTGCTTCAGAATTCAAAAGAAGTCTTGAAGTCGCCTTATCCATTAGCATCCTACTAGGATTTACCCCAGTATCTTCAACAATTTTATCTACCCAAGCGTCAAGATTATTTAAAGGATCAGCCGTAACTTCAGACCATCTTGCACTTGTCTTTAAGGTTTCTTGATGACTTTCTGGCATGTGATAATCAATAACACCTGTAACACCATTTTCATCAAGAGTGAGTTTTCCCGTTTGTAATATCTCAAATCTCATCATATTAATTCTCTTGTAAACAGAATCAATAGTTAGGTCAACATCATTAAAAATCTTATTTAATACAGCTTGTTCCTCTGCAGGAGTTCTTGGATTTTGAAGTTTAACAATCTCATCTTCTGAAATGAACTTAGAATCCTTAACTAGAAGCATATCTAAAATATTTTTAGCAAATCCATTTCTTCCTGATAACTTTGTATTAGTGTCTGGTGCATAAACTTCAGCAGTAACAGGAAGCTTATTGCCACCAATAATATATTCGATTTTCAAATCATCAGTCTTTATATTAGGAAATAATAAATTCCCAATATTATCTCCCTCTAGTTTAGTTCTTGCGTACTCTCTTAAATCTAAATTCCCATTATTTAAGTTTAAAATAGCATTAGTTAATTGTTCTGGCATTTATATTTCCTCCTTATACTAATTTAATTTCAGTTAGCTTTGCTTCAGCATTAATCGCTTCAGGAAGCTTGTCCTTATAAACATAACCTTCAATAAGAAGAGGCGCTTCCATATCTCCATCAGTTACATCAATATCAAAGGGAATAATTCCCTTAGCTGTTCCATCATTTTTTGGATAAACACTTCCTGCTTTAACAATACTTCTTCCACTTACATCTTTGCCACTTCCTTTTTTTAATGTAACTGTTACAGCTACATAAGGATCAGCAAAAGCTAAAACACTATTCTTACCATCATAAGCAATATTCTTTCCTAACATTATTTACCTCCTATTATCCCCATGGATTAAATTTTTCTTCTTGGTCTTCTCTCTTAATAACAGCATCAAAAAGACCCTTAGGCTTTTCTCTGTTATCTCCAGCAGTATTTGGGTTTGCTCCTCTAAAGTCATTATTAGCAAATAAAGATTTTAAAGAATTATCTTCCCTTAAAGCTTTCATTTGTTCATCAATACCAATAAGCTTTTCATCTTCATATTTGATATCTTGATTATTAAGTAGCTTCTTTAAGACACCGACATTATTGACCCTTTGATTATAAAGATACTCAGTGATAGCATTGTCCTTTCTTATAGCCTTCAAATTCTCCTCAGCTTCTTCCTTAGCTTTCTTATTAGCTTCCTTTAAACTATTAATTTCAGCTTCAAGTTCTTCTTTGTTTCCACTAAGTTTCTTTAAACCGTCTATTTGCTTGTCTCTCTTAGAGATTTCACTATTAAGGCTTTCCAAACTATCCTTTACTTCCTTATATCTATAACTAGGTACATAATCCTTGTTGATATCTTCCAAAATCTTATCTGCAAGATCTTCAGCAATTCCCATTTCTAACAACTTTTCTTTACTTAACATAATCTTCCTCCTATTTACGCAATAGTTACTAATCGCCATTTTACAGTTGGCTAACTTTCAAGTTATTTGTCCCACCCCTATGTGCAAAAATATAACTTGTAGCACTTCCCACTTTGACCAATAAAAAAGCACATCTAACTTTTTGTTAGTGTGCTTAATATTTATATTTTATTAAAAATTTTTCAAATTTATAAAAATTACTCTTGTAACTCATGAAGTTCCTCGTGACCCGTGAAAGAATCTACTGGAGTTCCTGGAGAATATCTTTGATATTTTTCAAAACATCTCTTAGCATCTTCAACAAAGATTTTTCTTTTTCTAGTTATCTTTGGAGAATACCCTGGTATTCTTCTTTCGATATAAGCAAAATAATCATCTTTGCTAAATTCTCTATTTTCATGATATTTTAAAGGTTCAAACCTTTCAATTCTAAGTTCATAGTCATTTTGAATTTCTCTGAATTTACCCATAGGAGGATAATATCCAAAATCTTCATAAAATTCTTTAGTTTCGAGAAAAAAAGTTTCGTCAATATGAAGATTTGGATATTCATCAAAAAAACCACTTGCATTTAAATACTTTTCCCAATCCTTTTTATCAAATTCAAACATCACAAACCTCCAATACTATATATGATACATTTTTCTTTTGTCTTGGATTATACCATTCTCTTATATCAACTATTTTAAACTTAGTATTTCTCTTTATTAAAAATTCAAGTTCATCAAAATGTCTACTAAAACTTGAAATAAAAGCTCCTCTACCTTTTCCTCCTGGTAATTTTATTTCAAATACAGCATCTTTATTAAGAAAGGCATTATCTAAAATTATAGAAGTACTTGTGTATCCCTTATCAATATAAGACTTACCTAAAAGATCTTCTAAGTTATTAATATTAAATTCCCTATAAAGAAAATCTAAATTACTGCCTCTGTATAGAGAAACGTCTTCGGGAACTTCAAACCTTGATATTATATTATCTAAATCCTGAACATAACTTTTTATGTCATCATCAGCAATCCCACTTCTAAGAATTGAATTTATCTGCTTATCACCCGTATGGGAATAGAAGGCTACGCTTTTTGCTTCATCTGTGCTTACTGAATCTTCAAAATCAAAAAGATTATCCACTCCAATAAACTCTTCAAAGTCCTCAAAGTTTTTAAATTTTTTAGTTTTCCCGAATATATGTTCACTTATATTATAATCATTTGGCTCACTATTTACAACATATTTCTCATACCACTCTTTATAGGTTAAATCCTCAACCTTAAGGCTCTTACCAGTCTCAGGATCTCTTGCCATTCTCGTATTTTCTATCTCAGCTTGAATATCATCATTATAATAAGGTACTGTTGTCGAACGGCAATACACATGAAAGGGTGGTGCTGTAACTCCTCTTTCATAGTCTTTAACATCAAATACTTTTCCATCTAACTTTCTACAAATATGAGAAGTTCTTAAATCAAGAGTCGCTACTACTTCATACTTTTCTACTCCCATTCTCTCATACATTGCTTTTCTTGACTGTGAATGTATGGCTGAACTTTCTGTTAAAACAAGTCTTTTAGCATTAGATTTACTAACTTCTAATTTATCGGAAATAACTTTTGTGATTTCATTTGGTCTTTTACCTGTAATTAATCCTTGCCTTAAATCTGTATCAAGAGTGTTTAAGAGTTTATCTTTTCTCTTCCAAATCCTATCAGAAAAGTTTTCTCCGTCATTTGTCCATGAAGTGTTTAAAATATTATTTACAAAGTCTTTTGATAGACTATTTATTTTTTTATATCCCGTAATTCTCTGTAGTTCATATAAATCTTTATAATAAGAAGATGTGAAATTATTTGAAAGATGAGCAAATAATTTCTTTTGTTCTTGATTTAATAGACTTGCTACCTTTGATTTCATAGACACTTGCATTGCTTGTAGTCTTGATATCCTAACTCTTCTTGAAACTATATCAAGTTCTTGCTCTATATCGGGACTAATAAATCCTTTTGATGCCTTTCTAAACTCATCAAGACCAGATTTAAAGGATCTAATCTCATATTTATTTAAAATCTTCTTAGCTTCTGCCATGCTCACATCTTCCATAGAGTTTAATAGTTTAAAGATTTCACTATCAAGGCTTTCAATAGTACTTTCATAAATTTTAAAGATCTCTTTTACATATTCTTCATCACTATCAAATACATCCTTTGTTGATTTTATAAATCTATTCTTCCAGTAATCCGTCATATTCGGACTCCTCTTTCATCTCAAGACTCTTTTGCTTTATTTCTTCTTCAACATCATTAACCCAAGGATGTTGCTTCATTATAGTTTTTTCAGAAATTATTCCTGATGACTTCTGAGCATTTTCTATTGCCGCAGATTCGTTAATTAAAATATTTCTATCAAAAGTAAAGCCAACTTTTTGATACTTATAACCCTTATAGAAATTATAAAAGTAAAGAAGTATATCTAAACTTACTTTAAATTCAGTTTCCATCTCATTGGCATCTAAATCTATGTTGGTATAAAGAGACTGAATTGTCATTTGATTTACAGCCCTTTGAAATAAGTCGGAATTAGTATCCACACCTCTTCCTACATCAATAATTGCTCTTCTTAATATCTCTAATAGGGTCTGATAATTGCTAATGTCCATATCAACTTTTAATGTAGAAACATCAGCATTGCCTGTTTGTGAATTTGAGGAGAAGGCAAGTATTCCGCTTCTATTTATGCCTTTTCTTATTTCTTTTAAAGATTCTTCATCGTGCCCACCAATATTTTTTAGAACTAAAATTGTATTTCTTGAATCTTCGTCCATAGAGTCCATGAACTTTGAAAGAATTTGATTTATTGCATCTTGCAAAGTCTTAACCCTATTTAGAAGAGGCTGCTCCTGCTCGTCCATTCTAAAATAAATAAGAGGAACTCTTCCCCAATTTCCTATTTCACCTCCAACAGTAAAATAAGCTTCTCTACTTGTTAAAATCAATTCTCCGTTTTTTTCAATGTATTTATCAATTCCATATAAGTGATAGTATTCAACAATTTGTGTTTCATTGTCATCATAATCAACAGAAGTATAAAATCTAATAAAACCACTAAGCCAAGTGTGAAGTTTATCTTCCCAAATAGGTATTATTTCAAGAGGGTCAAACTTCATTAATTTAAAATTGCCCTCAAGATCTATATAAGGATAAATATATCCCATATTAGCAAGTAAGGAATCCTTGCCAACTGACTTAATTAGCTTATGAAATTTTAAGTCAAATAATTCATCTAATTCTTTTTGATAACTTTTATTTTCTGCATTAACACCTATAGGTCTTGTAAGTAGATAATTCTTTTTTTGATCTACTAAAACAGAATATAAGTTATTCATTATTTTATTATTAGGTAAATTATTGACTTCTTCTCTGGTTCCTTTTATTGCTCCTATAGCTAATCTCTTTTTATCTAATATGTCCTGGTTATTATTGTAATATCTATAACTTGTTAAGATATCCTTGTATTCTTCACTATTCCTATAATCATCTAAAATCTTTCTAATTACTTTTGGAGATATATTATCCAAAATATAAACCCCCTGCCTCTATTATATTTTCTGCAACTCCTGTAGTTGCATCTTGTGCATCATCATGCGGATTCTTTCCTTCTCTTTGATACTCTTTCATGCTAATAAAATATTCATTCCACTTGTTGTGCCAGTTATTAGGATAATAAATGTGTTCCATAATCCAAGTAGCGTTGCTAAGTATCCTTGCATCCTTATTATTGCTTTGATGAAATGTTCTTATAATAGTCTTGTGATTGCCAAGCTCTCTCATGTTTCTTTCAACTTGTCTTGCAAATCCTCTTCCACCATTATTCCCTTCAACAAGAGCATTATTTACTTTGAATTCTGTAAGTCTTTTTGCAACTTCTTTTTCAGTTATTTCCATGTGATCCCTTGTATAATAAACATCTAAAATATAGGCTTCTCTATTTAACACACCATAAATAATGTTACAAAGATAATCATCACCAGTATCTGCAGTGTCACAATAGGATTTAATTTCGGTAAACTTATAATTACCAAACATATCCTTAGGAATTTCATCAAAAGTTTTAAAACTTTTGTATAAAGTACCCTTTAAATCAATAGGCTCTTGCTGGTAATTAGCAAGAGCAATTTCTGGACTCATTGTTTTTGTTTTTATTGTATAAGACTCATAATTTAAAATATCATCACAAAGCATAGATCCATCTTCTTTTATGACCTTGTATAATATTTGTTTATAACTAATCTTATTTTCATTGCAGTGAGAAATAAGCCTGCCAGCTAAGTCTTTTGAGTGCCATCTCGTCATAACAACTATAATTTTCCAATCATTGCCCTCTAAACGAGATAACATTGTGTCTGTAAACCAAGACCATTGTTTATCCCTATTTAGAGAATTGTTAGCCTCACTTGCATTCTTTATTAAGTCATCAATTACAATTATATTTGCACCAAAGCCTGTTGCAGTTCCTGTTGGAGAAGTTGCTAAATAATTATTGTTCCCCTTTTCTAAACTCCATAGATTGGCAGCACCATCTCCTTGTTTAATGTTTGTTTGTGGAAAAATATCAGAAAAAATAACTTTATCCTTATCTGCCTTTTTCTCTGTGATAGAATCTCTTACCATTTTAGAAAAAGAAGTAGAAAGAGTTTCATTGTATGATCCAGTCATTATTTTTAAAGAGTTATCATTTCCCAAAAGCCACTGTATAAAATGACCTATTGTAAAAGTCTTTCCATGTCTAGGCTACGGAGGCATATTAACTATGAGAACTTTTTTATCTGAATTTATAAAAGCTTGTAAACTATTGCAAAACTCTTTTAAATAACTTCTGTCATTCTTATAAAATTTAGGGGTTTTAAGTTGGCAGTAATAGTAAAAGTCTTTTCTTGCAAGAGCAAGTTTAGCTTGTTTCTTTATCTCATAGTCAATAGCCATAACAAACCTCCTAGTCACTCTTAATTAACTTTCTAAGTTCCTCTACGCTCAAATCATCGAAAGGATTATTAGTTTTTATATTCCCTGTGAGATTAATATTTTCAATAAAAGCACCTTGAACCTTAGCTAGTAACTCACTAGTTTTAATTCTGTCTTTCATCTCAACTTCTTCATCTCTAAAAGTCTTAGTCCAAAATTCTTGAATTTCTTTAACATCAGCAATCTTTTCTTTCTCAATTTTCTTATTGATCTCATTTATATATTCTAAAACAGAAATCTTGGCAGATTTCGAATTAGGATTTAACCACTCAGCCGCCCTATCTCTTGCTGTACTTTCAGCAAATCCAGCTTTAATTGCTGACTCAATTATTTTTCCCGTTCTGATGTACTCATCAGCAAACCTTTTATCTCTCGCATTTAATTTCATACACCATCACCTCCAAAATAAATTTGTGCATAACAAAAGAGACTTGCCTCAGCAAGCCTCTTAGGGGAGTGTTAAAATTGATTGAAATCCATCACATATTATGAACCCACTAACTATTACATTCTTTCATAATATATACTAGCACACAAAAATCGCACAAAACGCACAAAATTAAACACATGATTTCATTGGACAATAATTATAATTCCTTTTATTTTTATCATTTTTTTTATCATCTGGATATACTAAATGGTGATAATCTATTAAATAAATTCTAAATATATTGTATGATTCTTCATAAGTCCCAATTAGTCTAATTGATTTGTCAAATCCTATTTGATAAATTTTTTCTTCGCCAAATATTTCATCCAGGAATTTTTCATAATTCTTATTCTTATCATAACTGATCAGTGAATTCCTTATAGCTTCTAATACCAAATCTCTTTTGTCACCTGATATTACATGGCAATGTGTCATCCCATTATTTATTATCAAATCAGCTACAAACTCTTTATTTTTTAATCTATTTATCAATTTTCTTATTTGAAAGAAATTTTTTATAAATTCTTCTTGATCCTTTAGAAAATTATAAAATTTACCTACATTTACAGAATAATAAAGCCCTTCAAATGTAAGGTCTATAAAAAAACCTCCACTTTTAAATTTTAGTGGAGGTAATGTATTTACAACAACATTATTTATACTAGCTTGTTTATCTAGTCTAATTCCTTTTTTCTTTTTTTTAGCCATTATATCACCTATTATTATAGCATCTAAAAATTTCTGTATCTGAAATTGTACTATTACAAATTTCATACTTAGAGCACCCGTTTCTTGCTAAAATCCACGGACTTTCTTGGTGAGTTAAGCTTTCTAATTCATTAGCCGTAAACTTTCCATAAACATCCCAAACTTGTTCTAAAATATCTAATGTGTCTTTATTAAAATTAAAATTTTTAGACTCTGCTTTTGGTATTTCATTAAATCCATAATTCTTATACTTATCATACAAACTTCTAAAAACTGGACCATGAACCCAAGCTTCAGGTTTTTCTAAAAATAGCTTATTATCAATAGAACACGCATCTTCATTCATTAATGTAATAAACCAAGCATATGCATAATAAACTATTTTTTGTAATTTTTTTGGAGTCATACTATCCTTTATAAGATAGTATTCAGCCACTTGGAACATATTATACATACTCAACCACCCTCAAATTAATTCATTTAATCCCCAAAATGTGTATAATCGAATTACTAGTAATTCGATTATACACATTTTGTCAAATATTTTCAATACTTCC